GTCGGGTTGGGCATTATCTCGGCTACAAGGATGCGGATACCGCAGATGCCACAACAGACTATTTGGATTATACTTCTACTGGAAGCTATACAAGCTCTGTCACATCCAAGGCGTATGAGTTTGATGATCGCATAGCGCAGAAGTTTGGCTCGCATTATGAGATTGAGTTTTTCAACTCTGGTTCCACCAACGCCAGCATCAGCATGAGGCGGGATACGGATGGTGCGGTTGTTGGAGTAGCTTCAAACGTGGATACTAGGTCTTCTGGCGGTATCACACTCCCATTCACGCTACCAGCCACGCTATCAGCCCAAACAGTAAAGCGGGTGGCAAACAGTCTGAGATCCTATCAAAAGTGGCGCAATATGCGTATGATCGTTTCAGCACCATCCAAGAAGCTTTCAGTCCGTGGAATTATGCTTGCAGCCAACCCAGATACAATCGAGGTGCAAAAGAATATATGACGGCTGTTGAGTATATTGAGAAGAGTAATGTCCCAGAGGCCATGTGGCCTAACCTAGCTGATTGGTTTGGATGGTTTGAGAAACAAGGTATGGTTGGTATTGTTGAGGATAAGGATGGCATCGCTGGGGTGGCTCTGGCTAGGTGCGTAAAGGATGGGCAAAAGCCTGACCATTATGTGCATAGCGAGGATGGTGAGAATGTGTTTGTTGATTTGACTATCTCCTCAAAAGGTGCTAAATCCTTAAGGTGCTTGCTGTTGTTGCTTTGGCAACGTTTTGGTCCTCGCAAGCGGATCACCTTTAATCGTTCTGGTAAACCAAGGAGTTACGACTATATGACATTTATGCGAAAGGCTAGGGTTTAACACCGTGGGTGGATCACCTTCTATTCCTGCACCACCTCCTCCGCCCGATCCGAATGCGGTGGCGCAGGCTAATGCAGAGGCTTACAAAAAGAATGTAGAAACATATATTGAAAAAGCACCAGAGATGGCTGCTTTGGAAAATAAGCTTCGCATTCAGTATATGCCACAACAGCGTTCCCTAGAACGCCAGTTAGCCGCCCTAGACCAGCAGGCAGGCGTGCAGGCTGGGATGCAACTAGAGCGTCAGTATGGTTCGCAGAGAACGCTGGAGGGATTGCGAAGGTCTTACGAGACTAGCCCACAGGCGTATGCATTAAACCGAGGATTGGGAACGCAAATGACCCGCCAGTTCGAGCGTTTATATGGAGCTAATCCCTATGCGAGCGTGGAGCCAAATGTGGCATTTGCTCCTCGCAATATGCCTCCAGAAGATATTTACGGTACGATTGGGACATCTATTTCTAATCCTCCGCTACAAGGATAATTTATGGGAAGATACGGAACAGTTATACAAAAGAAATATTCTGTTGATGCTGATGGCAATATAACATCTTCCGATGTTCCAATAGATATAAATTCAAATAATCCACGTGATCCTTTCGCCGCGCAAAAGGCAAGAATTGATGCACAGAGCCAAGCCTCATTCAACGAAGCAATTCAGAAAAGCAATGACTTAAAAACAAAGAAATTGCAAGATACTTACGAAAAAATATTAGCTGAAACAACAAGCCAAGAAAACGCAAAAAACGCATTAGCACAGCAGATTGCTGCTCTTTCTGGTGGCAACCAGCCTGGAACAACAATTGGTGCGGCATCCCAAGCATTACCAGTAGGTCTTTCTGCCTCTGCTCTTGACGCAATCAGCGGAGGCATTTCACAGCTTGCCTTGGCACAGAATCCAGCAATCACAGCACTTTCTTCTGGCAATAATTTTGCAACATCTCCGCTTGCAAATAAGCTGAACTTCCAAGTATCCGACCAGCAGATTCTTGACGATTATAACACAACTAAACTTGGTCGTTTAAACAGCATTGTGCAACAGGGCAACACACAGGTTGCTGGTATTCAGCAAAGGCTTACCGCAGCGCAAACTTTACTTGACCAGTTGCCGAAGGGCGATGCGCGTTATACGTCCTCCAAGGTTTATGTCGATCAGCTTAAATCAGATTTGAATAGCGTTACTGAAGCTATTACTGGAGCCGACAAGCAGATCAAGGAGTTTAAGCCAATTACAGTTGGCGCACCCGAAGCTGCAAGCCAAATCACTTCTTTCCGTGAATACTTACAGTTGCCAGAAGAAAGGGCAACCGAACAATTGCGCCAGATTGATCCAGAATCATATCAAACAGCAGTTACTCTAGGCCAGCGTTATCGCCAGATGGCCATGGCTCCTATTGGGCCTACAGCATCAGCCCAAGCCGAACAACTCCGTAGCAACCTAGAACAAGAGGCAATCAATCAGCTTGCCCTTGGCTCGCAGTTAGGTGCAGAGGAGCAGAGGCAGTACCAGCAGGCCGCGCGTGCTGCTCAGACTGCCCGTGGCAATATCTTTGGCGTAGCTCCTGCGGTTGAAGAAGCGGTTACAACTGGTCTTGCTGGTGAGCAGCGCAAGCTGGCTCGCTATGGTGCAGCCACTCAGTTCCTTGCTTCTGGCCAGAACACATCGGATGCTCTCAAGTCTGACATTGCATTCCGCGATGCGTTATTGCAGAACAGACTTGGAGCAGCCTCTGGATTTATTGCTGGCGGCCCATCGCTTTACAACTTAGGCCAATCACGCACAGGCGCACAGCAGGGTGCGTTCCAGAACTACATCCAAGCCAATCAAGCGTTGCCTGGTGGCTTTAACCAACAGCCTTCTACGGTTGGTAATTTCTATCAAGCAACCCAACCTGGAACTGCTGTCGATCTCACAAATACATTTGCAAACCTTTATGGATCGCAAGCTAATTATTTGTCTAGCACTTACGGAGCACAGGTTGGTGCGATCTCTAGGCAACCAAGTGGGGCCGAACAGTTTGGTCAGATTGCTACTGGTCTTGGAAACTTAATCAAGATATAAGGAGATTTATGGCAGTATTAGATATACCAGCAATGATGGATATGTTTCGCCAAGATGAGCTTCAAAAGCAAGCTGTAGCTGAAGCGCAGAGAAAGCAAGCTCTCGAAGAGAGAACAATGGCCTTAAAAGAACAGCCAGACGTTGACTTTAGCTTTGAGAAGGGCGGATTAAAGGTTAAGGGAAAGCTTAAAGACCTTCCAGCGTTGAGCCAAGATCCAGCGTTTGCTCCTTATCTAGCTGGGATTGGAAACACAATCACGAATGAACAATCTTTGGAGAACGAAGAAATCCAATCTCAAAGAGACGCAATCAATGAAAGATTACGCAAGCTTTCTACTGAAAGACTTAAACAAGAACTTGAGATTGCAAAAGGCGACACTCGCACTGGAGCGATGGAGCTTGGTCTTGGCCTTGTAGGATTGAAGAAAAGATCCGATGTAATGAAGGAACTTGAGGCCGAGCGTGGAGTGCTTCAAGGAAGAATAGCAGAGCTTGGATTCAACAGACAAACTGGTCAAATGGAAACCGAAACTCCAGAAGGCGCTCCAGCAGCTACAGAACCTAGCGCACCAGCTATTGCCGCACCAGCAACGGAACAGCAACCAGCCCAGCCTCAGACTCCAAAGAATTTCAATAGCCTTCAAGAAGCAAGGGCAGCAGGCGTGAAGCCTGGAGAACTTATCTACATCAACGGAAAGCCAGGACGACTGCAAGCGAGGCAGTAAGCAATGGCTATAGAGCCAGAGCTTGAGTTCGTTCCAGAGCAGGAACAAGATTTAGAGTTCGCTCCACTTTCTCAAGAGGAAGCTGGCAATTTAACTAAGGCTGATTATCTGGCATCTGGTGGCAAGCCAGAAGAAGTTATCTCGCCAGAACGCAAGGCGATTCTTGACCAAGAAACACAGCGTCAACTACAAGCTGGTGCAACTCCACAGCAGGCATCCATTGAGGCTGGGAAGGCTGTGGATGCCATGGGTACGATACGTAGGCCAGACGGCACGATAGCTGAAGGATACAAGCCAACAGCGCAGGCATTGGCTGAGGGCATTATTGAAAAGGCGGCAATCCCAGCAGTAAAAGAGGCACAGCGTCTTGGGATTGAAACTGTGTCTTCTGGAACTGACAAAGATACTGGAGTTGGATTTGCAATTGGCAGGAATAAGGATGGCAAGGTTGTAAGGTTTGAGGCCGATCAGAATGGCGTTGTTGACTCATTTGAACTTGAGCCAGAAGAACCGAGCAGGCTAGGTGCGATTGCACGCACAGTTGCTAGTCAGATAATTCCTTCAACAACTGGTGCTGCTGCAGCAGAGGCCGCTGCTGCCCTAACACCTGGAGGCATTCTTCCTAAGTTGGCTACTGGTGCGATCGCAGGTATTGGTGGATATATTGCAGGACAAAAAGGACAAGAGGCTGTGGCAAGGGCATTGATACCACCAGAACAAGTTGCTCGAATTAGCGGAATGCTTGAGCGTGATATTCAAAAATATCCAGTAACAACAACGATGGCATCAATTCTTACTCCTACTGTTGGAGGAATTTCAACACTTGGCAGAAGAGCAATTGGAGCATTGACAAGCAAGGCCGCACCAGCTGCTGAAGCTGTTGCTCCTGCTGTAGCTCCAGCGGTTGAGGGTGCATTGCCGAAGGCCGTTGAGGCTGTTGCGCCAAAGGCGGAGGAAGTCGCTGCAAAGGTTGCAGCAGAACCTATCCAGCTTCCAACTCCAAGTGCTGGAGAGAAGCTAAGGAAGACACCACAAAGGATTATTGAGCAAAAGTTAGCTCCAGAGGCAACGATGCGTGAGGTTGCTAAAGGCGATGTCTTGTACAAAACAAAATCAGTCAAGGAACTGGAAGAACAATTTTTAGGTTTGCCAAATGAAGATGTTGTAAGCGTTGCAAACTCAAGGGATGACATTGTTGGGGATGTGGCAAAAGTAACAATGTACAAAAGGTATGCCGATGCTGGCGATGCTGTTCGTGCAAATCAATACCTTGAGATGGTTACAAAGCCAGGAACTGATCTTGGTCAAAGGCTTAATGTTTTCAAGCTGATAAAGATGGAGCCTACCGCCTACTCCAGTGCTGTAGCAAAAGTTATTGAGAAAAGCGGATATAGGCTGGATGAGGCAATGACAAAAAGAATTGCAGATCTGAAGAAAGTGTCGAACAGGGCGCAGGATAATTTTGATTCATTGGCTAAAAAGGCAAGAACAAGCCTTGATGATGTTGACATAAAAGCAGCAATTGATGCAGAGAAGAATCTAACTAAATCGCTATACAATTTACAAGTTGTCGAGGGAAGGCTTATCCCTAAAAAGCTATTTGCGGAAACATTGCCAACGATCATTCAAGGCAATCTTCTTTCGCCAATATCTTTGGCAACAAATCTTTGGAGCAATGTGATTAACTCTCCACTCAGAATGGCGAGCAGGCAGGCAGCGTTTGTAACGCAGGAGGTTGGCAGGGCATTTCAGAAACTTGCTGGCAAAGAGCTAGGACCAAGGCTAATTGCTCCTCCAACTGGTGGAATAACAAGAACAATTGAGGCTGGTAAGGCTGGATTGCGTGGCATTGGTGAAGGCCTTGTTGGCGTAAGGCGTGGATTAAACGCAGAAGGCTTGTTGTCTGGAGAGAAAATTAAAGGATTCAAGCCGTTTACTGCATTTAGACAATTCTGGACAGGAGAAGGTCTTGCAAAGCCAATCCAAAAAGGCTTTAGAGGGGCATCAACCCAAGCATTAGATAGGCTAAGACTAGCCGCAGAAGGAACACTTGGGATTCCAGCGGAGACAATGCTTCGATTGTTGCAACTTGGTGACGCTCCATTCCGAAGAATAGCCCAAGCTAGATTACTATCGGAACAAGCGCAGTTGGCTGGGTTGACGGGCAAGGCATTGCAGACGGCAGTTCGCTTGCCAAGCGCACAGCAGTTGTCAAAGATTGAGCAAGAGGCAGCAGAGGCAGTATTCCAGCAAGATACTGCACTTACAAAAGCAGCGTTGAGCGCGGCAAATCTGTTCGGAATTGGAAACAAATTTGGTCCAGCAAGATTGCTTGGAAAATCAATTATTCCATACGCAAAAACACCAGCAAACGTGATTGATGAAATGCTTGAGTTTTCGCTTCCTCCGTACGCAATATTGAAGGCTGGTTTTGCAGCTAAATCAAAAGATTTTAGAAAGTCTCAGATGCTTCTTGGAAAGGCTTTGACGGGGTCTGTGCTACTTGGTGTAGCCAAAACGCTTTCAGACGAAGGTATTATTGGCGGGAAGCCATCTGTGTCTGAAAAAATAAGAGATGTGCAATATCAAGCACTTGCCCCAAGAACAATAAACATTTCTGCGTTAAATAGGTTTGCAAATAACGAATCAACCGCAATTGAACCTGGCGATAAAATCATTTCCTTGGATAAGATGGGGATTACTGGAGCGATACTTTCTATTATGAATTCTGCCATGGACGCAACCAAGCAAGGTAAGGAAGGATCTTTCGAGTTGTCTTCTTTGCTTCCAGAAACTCTTTCATTTGCATTCAATCAAAGCTTCTTGAAGGGTACGAACAGCCTTCTTTCTGCAATGCTTGACGGAAGCGGAGCAACGCTTGACAAATGGATTTCCGATTACTACGGCGTTGTGGCATCCATACCATTCCCGAACACGCTTACTGCTGTTTCTAGGTCTATGCGTGAAACAATGCCAGAGAAGTTTCAGATCAAGGATGTTCCAGGCGATGGAGTGGAAAGAATGATTAACGTCTTTGGAGAAGTCTTGAAAAGAAGGCTTCCAAGCATGGATGAGGATATGCCAAGGAGGATTGATATTTGGGGCAGGGAAGTTCCACAGACTCCAGAAGGAGCAGATCCAATTGCATACAACTTCTTTGACGTTACGAAAGGCCGTGAGGTTTCCTACGATCCAATCACGCTTGGAATCTACAAGATATTCAAAGCAACGGATGACGGTGATGTTGTTCCGCCAAAGCCTCTCCGAAATTTCACGCTGGATAATGTTAAGTATAGGCTTGATCCAGAATTGTATGAGGATTACGCAAAGATGCGTGGCAGAGCAAATAGAAGAGCCGCAGAAGCAATGTTTGCAGATAAGGATTTTAAGCGGATGAAGAATGAGGAGAAGGTTATTGTTCTTCGCAGTGCCTACGCGCAGGTTGGTGACGATGTCCGAAAGCAGTTTATATCGAAATATGGCAATAGAATAAAACGAGGTGAGAAACAGTGAAATTCTCCGTAAACCCATCCAAGGATGTTTCGCTACGCAACGATATGGTGGCTAGGGAACTTACTGGTACTGGATATGAGTCAGTGCCAGAAGAGGTGAGAAGGATTGCTCCAATCGAGAAGGCCAGAGAATATGCCAAGCAAATGCCAGAAATGGCAAAAGTAGAACCAACACTTGACTTTATAGAGGAATCGCAAGCTATGCAAAACAAACCAGAACAAGATGCACTACAAACAGCAGCGTTAAGAACAATTGATTTTGAGGCAAGGAAGGACAAGCAGGGCAACGTGCAGGTCTACAAATTGCCAGCAGGAGATATGGGTGGTAATTTTGAGGTTGCGGGTATTAACGACAAGTATCATCCAGATGCCTTCAAAAGAATCTCATCGCTCCCAGCGCAAGAAAGAGCGCAGGCTGCGGCACAGTACGTCAAAGAATATACCAGCCCATTCGTCTCCAAACTCCCGCAAGCAGTCCAACCATTCGCGCAGGATCTCGCGTTTAATCGTGGTATGGGCGGCGCAACGAAGTACATCCAGCAAGGATTGAATACGCTGGGGCAGAAGGTTGTAGTTGACGGAGGATTAGGTCCAAAGACATTGCAGGCCATCAACCAAGTTGACCCAAAAGCGTTAATGCGTGCAGCTAGCCAAGCCCAGCTTGAGGACGAATACAGAATGGCTCAACGCAATCCAGCCAGAAAGAAGTTTATTGGTGGACTCGAAAGCAGAATACGGAACAGGCTAGCACTATTTGGAGCTTAATCATTATCCTCTTCTTGAGATCCAACCCAAACAGCACCTTCATTCATATAGGCAGACCCAGCCTTAATCGTTGTGGAAGTTCCATAAAAGAAATTCCTAGACTTTGATATGAATGTCGAATCCTTGCCAACAACACTACTTCCAGACTTAAAATAGAAACCTTCAGTTGAAATTATTGACCTACCAGATGACGATGAATAAGCCATTCCACCATCCTCAGATATTACGCAACCACGGCCACATGAGAATCCGTTGCGTTTCAGCACTGCGCCCACAAAGTCAGCAGCATCACCATCCTCATCTTCCGCCATCACCGATGCCATCAGCATCGCCGTCAGTATTATCATTGTTATTGCTTTCATAGTGAAAAGTCTCTAGCACAAACCGAAAGCCGTCAAGCATGAAATTAACAAGCCGCCAAGTTGGAGCAGTTGGAGTTGCTCGCGTTACTGGCGCGTTGCTACGGTGCGGGTACAACGTGCTTACGCCCTACGAGGATTTTGCAGGGTACGATGTGGTGGCTGAAAAGGATGGGAAGTTCTACCGTATCCAAGTTAAGACCGCACAGACCGTAGAACCTGGGCGCACTAAATATCGCTTCACTACCAGCGTAGGCAACGGCTTTAACATCCCCAAGCGAGCAATCAGTGGTGTGGATTACGTTGCCTGCTGGGGCATGAACGATGATCTTTTCTGGCTGTTGCCAATCGCAAAGTGCAAATCTGTAACAACCAAGCTTTGTCCATCGACAGGTGGCGGTTGGCGTGTATTTAAGAATCTGTGAACGAGAAAGAGGCTTGGGCTAAGTTTGAGGCTGGCTTAAAGGATACAGAATCCTTCGATGAGGCTGTGGCTTGGGTCAAGCAAAACAAGAAGATCGTAGAGAAACTGACTATGATGGCAATGATTAGACGATTTAATGATGATATTAGCCACGCTAATAAGACTTGGCGGAACTAACTAATTTATCGACCGCGCAGGAGGTTTTGCCTAAAACCGATGGATGGGCAAAATCAACAGTCGGGCAAAGGGTGCGGCGGGTGAGCGGGAATTAGCGAACTACCTACGGGAGCAGGGCTGGCAGAAGGCTCGCAGATCGCAACAATATGCGGGGAATCCTCTTGGTGGTAGCGGTGATGTGGTTTGCGAGAATTTCCCTTTCCATATTGAAGGCAAGCGTTGCCAAGCCCTCAAACCCGAAGAGTGGATGGAGCAGTCCAAGCGGGATTGTCCAGCAGGTAAGATCCCAGCAGTATTCTTCCGCCGTAACGGACGCAAGGAGTGGTTAGTCATATTGACCGCCGATAGCGTGTGCGAATTAGCTCGACAGATTGCGCCTGCAAATGTGACTATCGAGTATGCAAAGACCGCAACGATTGCCCAAGGCTTTTACGTTAAGTCACCAGCTTTTGAAGACCTTACCCCAACAACAATAAACCCAAATAAATAAATAAAGGAGATACTACAATGGCACTAACCATAAGTGAATCGCAGAAGATGGAACGCAAGTTGCCCGAAGCTGGCGCAACCGTAGGCGTTCTCTACAGCCTAGTCGATCTAGGCCATCAGAAAACGAACTGGGACAACCAAGAGAAGTGGACACCTAAAGTCCGCTTGACATTTGAGTTGCCCGATCAGACTGATGAGTTTGAGGTAGAGGAAAACGGCAAACGCACCACAGTCCAAAAACCTATGGTCGTTTCCATCGAGCAGACCCGCAGCCTTGGCGAGAAAGCAAGCCTTCGCAAGCTTCTCGAACAATGGCGCGGTCAAACCTTCACCTCCAAGGAACTCCAAGCATTCAGCTTGAAGAATCTATTGGGCAAGCCAGCTATGCTCACGCTGATCCACAAAACCAGCCAACAGGGTCGGCAATACTGTGCAATCGCAGGTGCATCGAAACTCCCAAAGGGAATGAAAGCACCAGCTACAACCACCAATGATCAACTCTATTACGAGATCGAGCAGGGTGAGGGTGGGCAGTTCAACGATATGCCAGAGTGGTTGCAGGAGAAGATCCGCGCATCCAAAGAGTTTGCTACCGCTGCTGGCAAGTCCACGGCCACTAAGGTCGAGCTTGACGCAGACGGCAACCAAGTGCCGTTCTAAATTGTATGGCTCTTACAATCACAGCGAAAGAGCCTACCAATTCCCGTCTGGTCGCTACTGACCAGGCGGGGCATTGGTACACAGCCGAGGGTGAATCCGCCCACGTTGTGATTGGCAAGAACGGAAAAGAAAGAAACACAACCGTAGCCGATGCGCGCCAGATGGGATTGTACCCATCCGTAACCAGCGTGCTTGGAATTATGGATAAGCCGCAATTGACGGCGTGGAAGATTGAGCAGGCCATTATGTCCTCGCTCACACTTCCGAAGGAGGCAGATGAAACGCTCGAAGCTTATGCGAAAAGGATCGTCAAAGACTCAAGAGAGTCCACAACCAAGGCAGCGGAACACGGCACGAGGATGCATACCGAAATGGAAAACATCCTTTTGGAGCGAGCTTGCTCCACAGATGAAGTCCTTAAACCTTACATCGAAACCTTTAGAGAGTGGGCAAGTAAAAATGTCGAGAAAACGTATTGGTGCGAAAAGGGTCTTGTCGGCGCAGGCTATGCGGGAAGGTGTGATGCCTACGTCAAGTTACGCGGTATTGGTGACGCTATCATTGACCTAAAGAACCGTAAGGTAAATCCCAAGTACGATCCGTTCTACGATACAGATTGCGCCCAGCTTTGGGCATACCGAGCCGCAAGCGAGAATCCTAAGTGTGCCTGCGTGTCGGTGGTTCTAGCGTCAAACGATGCTACAAAGCTGACAACTAAGGTGTGGGATGAAGACGAACTCTACCAGGCTGGTATTGCATTCTGTGCTATGCAGAAAGTATGGTCTTGGGTTAAAGGCTACACGCCTCCTGGGATGAAGTTATGATCGACCCCGCCGATGTCTTGTGGCTCGAAGGATTGCTGGACCAATTCTATAGGAGTCTTGCCAAATGACCGCGCCAACGATCCAAGAGATGGGCAACGCAGCGCAGGAAATCGTCTGGCGTGTTATGGGTAAAGGATCGGATAAGTCAGAATACGGAGATTGGCTAATAAAGGATCGCCCCACGCACGATTACCACATAGCCAGAGCCATTCGTCACCTAGCCACAGCGCAGATGCAACTGCACAAGTCCACACCTTGTCCAGATAATAACGGTGAAACAAGTATTGACCACCTGGAGCGTGCGCTGGTAAGGTCGCTGTTCGTGTTAGCACAAATAAAGAAAGAGGTACCAAGATTATGATTATGGAAGATGTAAGTGTTGATTTTGAATTTAACGGAGAAAAGTACACTGCGTATGGCAACGCAGAGATTGATACTATCACCGAGGATATTGGTCCAGTTGGCTACATGGAACATTGCTTTGCCAAGGTGGTCAACAATGTGACTATGTCAAAAATTGAAATCTCAACTGCTACCGAAGACATAAAGAATCCAAGCAAGGAATTGCTGGAAAAGGCTGATGACCTTTTGTCTATTCAAGCAACAGAAGATTTTGACTCTAGGCAATGAAGATAACTCGCGTAGTTAAGATTGACGGCGGCTGGGAGCTTTACGGCATCTCAGAAAAGGAGAAGAAAGAGATCCAAGTTGGATTCTGTGGCGAGAACCTGCCTCTGGAGGCTTGGGTAAGGATAGAGAAATGAAGCTAGTCTTGTCTTGGATCTTTTATCACATTGGGGATATTGTCAGCCTCACGCTGATGCGGTTTGGCTATGGGTACAGCTTTTACAATCGAATGATGATCTGGTCATCTGCACTGGATAAGCACGGGAAAATATGGAAGGACGTAAAATGAAACAAGCCTTAGTAACGCAATCGTTTGGTGATGAGTGGAGGAAGATCATTGATCTAACTAGGCCGCGCATGGAGGCGTACTGCAAGCGTCACAGCGTTGACTTCATTCTAATTGACAAGCCTCTCACGCACCCAGCCCAATACTCCAAGTCTGCCATTGGAAACATTATGGCAACGAAGGGATACGAGCAGGTCACGTTTGTTGACGCTGATGTTCTGATTGCAAACGATTGCCCGAAGCTTTCCGAGGACGCTGGCGTGTTCTGCGCCTTCGACGAAGGAGCTTATCTGGATCGCAAGCCAGATATGGTCAAGCTGGCTGGTGCGTTCGGGGGCATAATCGAGCCTAAGTTCTACGTCAACACTGGCGTGTTCGTAGTTCATACCAAGGCCGTTGGAGTATTATCAATGCCGCCAATCGGCTTACACCCAAACCACTTTGCCGAGCAGACTTGGCTCAACGTGATGGCACACCTATGGAACATTCCGCTGACCGAGCTTGACCCGTCCTTCAATTGTATGACCAGCGTTGAGTCGCACTTTGGATTGGACCGCTATAAGGACGCGATGATTATTCATTACGCTGGTCAATCAAACGATCTGGTTAAGTTAGCTAACCAGATTCAAGCTGACGAAGCGAAGCTGGTGGAGCTAGGTCGGTGAGGTCCACACAGCTTTGTCGCGGAGACTATGACGATAGGTTGCAGCAGTTGGCTGGGGAGGTTGCGCTCCAGGCTATCCGCGACCTGCGGATGCTACGCAAGCGAGGGATGGTTAAGGGTATGAAGATTATTAAGGATCACCAAGGCGTGCCACTCAACGATGCCTTGGAGTACAAAAACTCGCACGAAGTCCAGAAGCTACTGCGTGATTTCAAGACGGGGGTTGTTTCCTGGTGGTGCAGAGCCAGCGGGGTGCAGATAGATAACCGCACGTTACTTAGGAAACTAAAGGAAAACGATTATGTTCTGCCTACTTGATATTGCTGGCATCGTTTGGGTTATTTCTGCTTTTATCCTTTACACATCCCTTACTTTGTCGGCACTCTATTGCGCTGGTTACTTGATCTTCAAGTTAATCGAAATCATAAGAAAGGAACTGGATAAATGAAAAAAAGAAAAACAGGAAGAAGTATTAAACTTGTCAAGGTTGAGGATTACGATGCCGTCAAGATTCTTGTTGATGTAGACGATGATCTGTTCAATGCTATGGCCGATGCTGGCCGTCAGCACATCGTAAAAGATAAGGTGGCTTGCTTTGAGTACGCACTAAACAAGGCGTTGCTGGAAATGATTGAGGAAATCAAAT